TCCGTCCGCATCCGGCATTTCGTCTATCTGCGTAAATTGATAGATTAACCCTTCAAGTGTTCCGATTTTCCCTTCCCCGTACACCTGCCACCAGTTGCGGTCGTGTCGGTTCGCCTCTATTTCGGCGATCTGTTCTTCCGACAGGAAGGAATTGTCTTTGTATGTCGAATGAATTGTAACGCAGTTCGGGCGTAGTTCTATCTGTTCGTTCGCCCAAAAGGAATGCGTCGGGTTGTAGTCCATAAGGACAAGTCCCCTGGTACGGACGAATAGCTGCCGGGCGATTTCGTAGGGAATAGACTGGATTTCATTTAAAAACAGTCTGTCCCGTGCCGGGCCGTGTACCTTCGCCGGGCTGTCTGCTGAAAAGAATTCGATAATACTGCCGTTCGGAAGACGGTAGATGGATTCCCCTTTGGACCAGCATTTATCGTCCCAGTATTCGCCCAGCACATCCTGGAAGTCCCGGATGGCACCCCGTTTAAGGTGTGGGAATGTTTCGGACACTACGGATGTAATGGTCGGCACTTCGTCCTGGACGGCCAGTTCGAACAGGCACTGCAAGGCGGCAAATGTCTTTCCGGAACGGGTGCCGCCACATGAAGAAACAAAGCGGTCCGTCTGGAAGATGGCATCTTGCATCTTGTAGTATACCGGGGTGTAAGTCATTCGTCCTTCTTCTTCGACCATTTCTTTGCCGACTGGATGGATGCAGCCGAAACGACAATCATTTGCGGACCGTTGGTGTTAATGTTAATTACATCTTCGCCCAACAGCTTTTGCAGGTAGGTAAGGTCTTTAAGGGACAGTGTTCCCTTGCTGTGGTTTTGCAGTGCCTTTGCGACAAGGTATTGTAACTTCGTCATTTCGGCCCCGGATTCCACCTTTTCCTGTAACTGCTGCCGCAGGACTTCTGCAATGGTCTGCCGTTCTTTGTGGTTTTCCTTCCGGACGGCTGCGGACCGGGCCTGGTATTCCCGTGCAACTTCCGTGTTAAATCCGGAAGTATTACCTTTTACAAACCTACCTTTATCGTCCCGTTCCATAGTATCGTTTCTTTGCTTGTTAAAGTCGGCCCTGGGCCGTTATTTCTGCTTGAATGTAGTTCGGTCTATCTTCGTCCAGTTATCGTCTTTTTTAGGGTATTCTGTTGCAAGGGGAAGGATTTGCTTTCGCATCCGCTTGTCCATCGGAAAAAGGTATTTCCGTTTTCCGGTAGAATGGAATACGGTTGCATTCGGGTCGAAGAATCTTTGGACCATCGGAAGTGTCGAAGGACAGTGCATCTTCTTTCCGTTTATTACAACCCGTTTGGCTGCTATGGACTTCCGGTGCGTTTTCCGACCGTGTACGATGAAGTAGGTATCCCCTTTCGACAGTCCTTCGTATATCCAGTTCGTGGCCTGGTAGATGGTGCCCAAATGGTCCTGGTCGCAGTCGGCATAGCTGATAACCAGACGGCATTGCGGTACATCCTTGTGCAATGCTTTCAAGGCCATTGCCACGGCCTGGCTGGTATGTTCTTGTTTGCCGTTCAGTGCAACCCTGGTAAGCTCCAACACCCCCCCCTGTGGTAGATTGTACGGCATTCCGATATTCGGAGTTGCACCAGTTCCGAAAAGGACGACACCGCACCATTCGTCTGCATCGTTATAGACATTGTATCCTATTGGATTTGCCGGAACAGCTTTCGAATAGTGGAAATGCAGACAGGCATATTTAATTGCCTGTTGTGTCGCCCTTGTCAACCTCATAACGCACCACCGGATTCGGACATCTTGCAACCGTAGTCCTGTTCCAGAATGTCCTTGTAAGCTATAACGAACTGCGTCATTTTGTCCGCATCGGGGAAGGTAATCTTTAAGACGAAATCCTTTTGCCGTCCGTCTGCATCCAGGTCGGTCGGCACTTCGTCTTCCAGGTCGCTTGCATCGATAGCCGGGACACCGAATTCCACCAGGGGCAAATCGTCCCATCCGTTTGCAAGTTCGTCCATGTCCCATGCACCGAAACTGCCGTTATCCTTCATTGCCCGTCTTTTTACGGTCAACTGGTCTTCGTCCGTTTCCGGATAGTAAACTACTGCCGGGACGGATGCAAGGTCCAGTTTCTTGGATGCCGTGTAACGAAGGTTTCCGGCAAAGACTACGAACTGGCCTTCCTTGTCGGCAGGGACCAGAAGTAACGGGCGGTCTTCCAGGAAGTCTTCGTCTTCCTTTATGGATGCCACGGTCCGGTCGATGTCGGTTTGTGTCCATTGCCGGGGATTCTTGGGCAACCAGGAAAGCTGCCCGTTATTCTGCCGGATGGACTTAACCTGTATGTCCTTTCGTTCTTTAAGCATCGTTCTTCTTCTTTCTCCCGGCCTTTTTCTTCGGGGCAATGGTTTCGGTAGTATTTTCCTTTTCGGCATGGATTTCGGCAGTTTTAACGGCATCCTGGGCCTTCTGCCTGGCATCCTTTTCCGTGAAGTACAGTCCGGCCGTTTCCAGGACCAGGGACCGGACACAACTGGAACACCCCAGATTCGTATGGTAGTTCGGTCGTACTTCCTTGATTGCCTTTACCATGTTCTGCAAGGCGGTCCGGCCGGGGTACGGCTGGTATTGCCTGGCCTTTACACGGTTGAAGATGTCTTCATACTGTGCAAGGACTTCAAAGGTTTCGTTTGTCATATTCCTGTAACTGTTGTTTGAATGATTCTTGTTTCCGGATAAGGTCTGCATACATCTTGGGATACTTGACGGCCTCTTCCAGCATCTTCGTATAATGGATAACGGTGGAATGGTCCTTGCCCATCCATCGGCCGATTTCGTACAGTGTGAATCCTTCGGACCGCATTTCGGATGCTATAAGGGTACGGATTTCGGTGTTTTCCCTTGTCCTGGATGCAGTAAGCTGGTGTCCGGTTGCATTTTCTGCAATCCGAAGAAGGATGGCGTATCGGTCCGGTCCGTTTGGTTTGAGCAGGTCCCGGTCCAGGTCCAGGATGGATGCACCGATAATGTACCGTCTATCGTCGCAGGGAAGTCTGCGGATTTTCCGTACAATCGTTTCCATCCTGTCTAATCGTGCCGTATCCATTTCAACAAAGTTTCCTTGATAAATATAAGTAGTTCGGAAATCGGAAACGACAGGTAGGAAAACAGGGCGACATAGGCAATTAGCGGAAAGCAGAATCGGCCTGTTACGATAAGGTAGACGATTCCGGCCCACCATGTCATGCACAGTGAACAGGAAAACGGTTTGACGGATGTAACGGTATGTCCCAGCCATTTGGAAAATGCCGACAGCCAGGAATCGGTAAAGCCGGACACATCCACGATGTAGATAACGATAAGGGACAGGAAAAGGATGTCGGAATACGGATTCATACTTCGTTTTCTTCTATGAATTCCCCGTCGTATTCGTGGCTGCTGCATACCTTCGTCTTGCAGCATCTACAATCGTACAGGGTACAGAAGTAACCGATACTGTTGGAAGGCCCGTAGAATTTCAAGTCGGCCCATTTGCAGTTCTTGCAGATACGGGCATCGACATAGTTTGGTTGTTTGTGTTTCATACTGATACAATGAAAGAAGTTGAATCCCCGAACATAGATGTAAACCAGTCTACGGCCTGTTCGAAGGTAGGGGCCGTTACTGTAATGCTGTGTCCGTTTCCGTCTTCGGACAGGTAGTTAAAGGTCCAAGACCCGTTTTCAGTTTCCATAGTATTTCCAGACATAACCACGACAAGTTTTAGAATTTCCGTTGCAACAGTGGATAATGGAAGTATAGTGGCATCCAACATCCTTTGCCGCCTTTCCTACTGAATCGTAGACCTGCAACAGTTCCCCGTCCTGGCTGTACTTTGCAACTTTCGTGGACAGTCTGGACGGCCTTGTACCGTAGGCACTGTTTGTCTGGGCCGTACACCATTCCAGGTTACTGGCTGCATTGTTCAATTTGTTTTCGTCCTTGTGGTTTACCTGTGGCAGTCCTTCCGGATTTGGAATGAAAGCTGCCGCCACAAGTCTATGGACACGGAAGGTTTTTCTTTTCCCGTCCGGCCTGGATAATACGACACCCAGATAACCACCGCTATCCTTTGCCGGGTTAAGCATCCGTCCTGGCCGGACCGAAATGCAAGGCGTTCCCTTCATCGTCATTTTTACGAAATGGTCCAGGGAACGGACATCCCCCTGGTCGCTGACTTCGTAACAGTCGTAACCGGGAATCGGTTTCCATGTTGCAGTCATTTGTCGATATTCTTTCATAATGATATTTTTAATACGGGTTACTTCTTTGCGAATCGTGGTATGGCTGAATCCCAGCCGTTGCCCCATCTTGCGGATTGACAGGCAGTCGGCGTATATAAGTATCAGCGTCTTGTCCACCCTGTTCAGTTTGTTGTCGATTATGTACTTCAACGCCGCAACCTTGTCCGCATCCTGGGTAAAGATTGAAGGGTCGAAACGGTAGTCTTCTTCGATGTCCTTATAGTCCCGGAACGCCTGTTCCGGTTTCCCGGACGCTTTCGATGTTTTCTTGCAGTCTGCCATACTTTCGGAATAGCTTATGGAAAGGGCTGTTTACGCTGCGGTATTGATTTAGGATAATACGGGCGATGAAGAAGTTTATCTGTCCGTGTTCCCACAGATCCTGCAACTTCGTTTCGTCGTATTCTAACAGGATAACATAGACCATCTGGGACAGGTCTTCAAGGTCTGCCGACAGGGGCCTTTTAGCGATGTTCTCTACCATCGTTTCCACCCTGCGTTCACGGGCAATTCTTGCAACCATTTCCATCTTGTCCACGGTAGTAAATATAATTCTGTCCGTTACCGTTCAAAAACGAGCATTGCGGCATCCCGGCTGTGTTCGTTCGTCCTGCGGTCCCACCCGGTAATGTGTTGGAAGAATTCTTCCGTTAACTTCGTCATTCCGGGCCGGGGCGGTGTCGCTACGAAGGGGATTCCGTAGGTACGGCACCATTCTTCCCAGATTGAGCAATCCCGGCGTACAGACCCGGCACCCATCGCCCGTCCCTTGAATTCGGCAAGGGACCGTTCCCTGGGCAGCCACTTCCGTTGCCGTGCGTCCTCAAAGACAAGCAAGCCGATCTGCCGTTCCTGTTGCAGTTCGAAAAGATACCGCATCGCATCGACGATGCCCGAACACCGGATGTCCCGGAACTGGCGTAGGGAAGTGTCCCACACCGCCAGTCCGGTATGCT